CTGTGTTAACTGCGGCGGTTTAGTGTTTGAAGAAACACTCAACGAGGATCTTAAAAAATGGTTCAAGGACAAATGGGTAAGAGTTGGACCAAAAGGAAAAATTAGAGGTGCCTGCGGTGGCAAGAGCAAAGGCGAAGGTAAACCGAAATGCGTACCGGCCAAGAAAGCATATGCATTAGGAAAAAAAGGCAGAGCATCCGCGGCCAAAAGGAAAAGAAGAAAAGATCCTAATCCTAACAGACGTGGTAAAGCAATCAACGTCAACACCAAAAAGAAAAAATCCAAGTAAAAATTCCACCTATAAATATTTCACATGTGCGGAATATTATATTCTCAGGATTCGTCTGGATTTTCAGATCTAGAGATACTTAAAAGAAGAGGACCAGATGATTTCAAAGAGGAAACCAACGATCTAGGTTACTTCGCTTGTAGTGTCCTGGACATCGTGGGTCCTGGTACAGATCAACCGAAAAAAACAAAATCTGGAATACTGTTGCTCAACAGTAGCACAAAGCAAAAATTGGTAAGTGACAATCTAGATGATAACCTAGAAAACACAATCGACTTTGTAAAAGAACTTCGCGGGTCGTATGCTTTCATATACGTCACAGAAAGACACGTTGTTTTTGGTGTTGATCATTTTGAAAATAAAAATCTATGGTTCCATCATGATCAAGACACACGCACACTAACAATCGCAAGTGTCCCAAACATTGTCAAACAAAAACACGGAACAGCATGGAAGGTCCTTGAAAACAGAATTTACATAGTAGATAGACAAAATTTTTCTATTAAAATTGAAAAAAATAGGATTTTCGATTTGACGCAGAAAACCAATAACTTCGATTTGGTATTTGAAAAATTAGAGTTGGCGGTCAAAAACAGTTACTATCCCGGGCGAAGCACTAGTCTACTCAGCAGTGGTATAGACTGTGGCGTGATAAACTGTGCCATACACAAAATTTTTGGGGAGGCTGATTGCTTGGCCGATCCACAACAGGAAGTGAAAGATGTACTTAAAGATAGGGTAAAATTTCACAGTGCCAGACTCCTGCCTAACTTGCAAGGACACCACGTGGAGAAAGAAAAAATTTTCAACGAAGTACTTCCCAACAACGAAGTTTGGGACGTGCCTATGACCAACCCTGTCATCAACTTGATTAAGAACGGAGTCAAAAAAAGAAAAAAGAAGATTGTGGTGGTCGGTACCGGTGGTGATGAGATATACAATGACAGGCAAGGGCAAATGGGTGGGCATTCTTTTTCTAAAACCAATGGTTCATTTCCGGCCTCGCTTGAATTAGTTTGGCCCTGGCACAATCACAATTCACAACTACGCCTTATGAACATTAGATTTGATTTCATTACTGGTTATTTTGGAGTGGAAGCAAATTACCCATTGACTGACGTGGAACTGGTACAGGCATGGCTCAACACTACACAAAGGTTGAAAAATGAATATAAACTCTGGATGAAGGAGTACCTTTTACAAGAAAAATACCCTTTCACAACAGAAAAGATACACAGTTTCAATCCCAAATATGATCCAGAACATTGGAAAATTATTAACGACAAATACCAGTTGCATTCATAGAACAAATGTTTTATAATAATGCTTAACAACAGGAGAAACAAATGGCAGTAAGAAACTTTAATGACGCTGAAAAGCAGAAATTGATCCAGATCATTTCACAAGGTTCACAAGTACTAGGTGAGGTTGAAGATTTGAAGGGTGGATTGAAAGACACAGTAAAAGCAATATCAGAGGAACTAGAATTGAAACCAGCACTGATCAACAAAGCAATATCAGTTGCACATAAGGGCAACTATCAGAACATCGCAGACGAGATGGACACACTGGAAAGTATTCTAAACACCGCCGGCAAACTTTAGTGATCAAACTACTCAAAGAATTTTGGGTAAACAGTTACAACACAGACAAAACAGCATTCTACCTAGAACTGTTTTCTGTCATGGTAACAGTTTGCGGATCAGCGGTGTTGACTTTTACGTCACCACACCCTATAATGAGTATAGTGTTTCCTTTATACTGGCTAGGGTCTAGCACCATGTGTTGGGCAGGAATCAGACGTAGATTAATATGGATTGCTTGTCTTACAGGTTGGTTTACAATAATGAACACAATAGGATTATACAAAGTATTCATACAATGAGTTACATAGACGCACTTTTTAAAAAGGACGAGGACAAGATATACGTTGTAGAACGTGATCCCAAGAAGGGTCGAATATTCACGGAGCATGACGCAAGGTATGTGTTCTACTACGAGGACGCAAGAGGCAAACACAGGTCAATGACGGGTGCACCGTTACAGAGAGTGCAGTGTGCAACCAACAAAGAATTTATAAAAGAACAGAGGATTAGATCCAACAAGCAACTATACGAACATGACATCAATCCTGTGTTCAGATGTCTTGAAGAGAACTACTTAGGCAAAGATACACCAAAACTGAATGTCATGTTTTTCGATATTGAAGTTGACTTCGATCCAGATCGAGGTTATTCAACAACAGATGATCCGTTCATGCCCATAACTGCCATAAGTTGTTACATGAGCTGGACGGACCAACTGATCACACTTGCAGTGCCTCCCAAGACCATCAGCATGACAGACGCGAAAGAACTCACAAAGAGATTCGACAACACCATGTTGTTCGAAAAAGAGAAGGACATGTTAGATGCATTTCTAGAACTGGTACAAGATGCAGACATACTGTCAGGTTGGAACAGTGAGGGATATGATATCCCATACACGGTAGGTAGAATACAGAAAGTTTTAAGTGGTGATGACACAAGACGTCTTTGCTTTTGGGGTGAAAAACCCAAAAAGAGAGTATTTGAGAAATACGGTCGAGAGCAGTTGAGCTTTGATCTTGTTGGTAGGGTGCATTTAGACCTATTAGAATTATATAGAAAGTACACATATGAGGAAAGACACAGTTTCAGACTAGACGCAATAGGAGAACACGAACTAGGCGAAAGAAAAACAGTGTACGAGGGATCACTCGACAACTTATACAAGAATGATTTTGGCTTGTTTATAGAATACAATAGGCAGGACACATTACTATTGGCAAAACTAGAGAAGAAGTTAAAGTTCATAGAACTTGCCAATGAGATCGCACACCAAAACACTGTGCTTCTACAAACTACAATGGGTGCAGTTGCAGTAACTGAACAAGCCATTGTAAACGAAACACACAGACGTGGCATGATTGTTCCTGGCAGGAAATACAAGAAAGATGGCGAAGAGAATCAACCAGCGGCAGGAGCCTATGTGGCAACTCCACAAAAAGGCATACACGACTGGATTGGTTCTATTGACATCAACTCACTGTATCCAAGTGTTATTAGGGCGTTGAACATGGGACCTGAAACAATCATAGGACAGATACGTCCAGTAATTACATCAGCAGAAATAAACAGGGCCAAACACGCCAAGAAATCATTCGCGGCGGCATGGGACAGCCAATTCGGTAGTTGGGAATATCAAGCAGTGATGAAGCAAGAGAAAGGCACGGAGATCATTGTGGATTGGGAAGACAAGACCAGTGTGAGAATGAGTGCGGCACAACTGTATGAGATTGTATTCGATGGCAACAACAAATGGATGTTGAGTGCAAACGGAACAATATTCACATACGAATACGAGGCAATCATTCCAGGATTGTTGAAACGTTGGTATGAAGAGAGACAAGAGATGCAAAGAAAAATGCGTGAGTGTGGAGACAACGAAATTGAAAGGGAGTATTGGGATAAAAGACAACTTGTTAAAAAGATTAACCTGAACAGTTTGTATGGTGCAATCCTAAATCCAGGTTGTAGGTTCTTTGACATAAGGATTGGACAGAGTGTAACACTCACCGGCAGATGTATCACTAAACACATGGGAGCCAAAGTAAATGAGATCGTTGCAGGCAACTATGATCACAAAGGTGAGAGCGTGGTGTATGGAGACACTGACTCAGTGTACTTCTCAGCATTCAAGACATTACAAAAAGAGATCAACGAAGGATTGATTCCATGGACTAAAGATTCTGTGCTAGGCTTGTATGACAAGATAGCAGAAGAAGTAAATGGATCATTCAAAGCATTCATGACCAAAGCATTCCATACTCCAAGCACAAGGGGAGAAGTTATTAAGGCAGGTAGAGAACTTGTTGCATCCAAAGGACTGTTCATTACAAAGAAAAGATATGCGGTCCTATACTATGATGTGGAAGGCAAACGTACCGATGTAGAAGGTAAAGAAGGAAAGATGAAAGCAATGGGTCTCGATCTGAAAAGGTCAGACACCCCTGTGTTCGTACAGGACTTCTTGAGTGAGATACTTTACATGGTGCTACAAGGCAAAGATGAAAAAATTGTGTTGGATAGGATTAGCGAGTTCCGAGCGGAGTTCAAGGCACGACCAGGTTGGGAGAAAGGTTCTCCCAAGAGGGCAAACAACATGACCAAATACACAGCGGCTGAAGAAGCCAAGGGTAGAGCAAACATGCCGGGACACGTCAGAGCAAGTATGAATTGGAACAGATGCAGGGAGATGTATGGTGACAAGTACAGTATGCCAATAACAGACGGTGCAAAAGTGATTGTGTGTAAACTCAAGAATAACCCAATGGGTTATACAAGCATCGCGTACCCTGTGGATGAGATGCGTATTCCAGAATGGTTCAAGGAACTGCCTTTTGATGGCGATGCAATGGAGTCTACCATACTGGACCAAAAGATAGACAATCTTATAGGCGTATTAGATTGGGACGTACAATCAACAGAAACCACAAATACATTTAACAAACTATTTGACTTCTAAATAACCATATGCTGAGCATAGAAGAAATAAAATTACTGATAGAAAAAATGGAACGGGTCAAGAAGGAAGACCTACAAGAGTTAATTGACTCAAACCTCAAGATATTGAAGGACCTAGAGTCGGCCGTTGACGCAAACAACAAGGAAGTAATTAACAGGATTGACAAGACGCACGATTGGTTCAGGCGTGATCTTGAACAGAAAAAGCAAACACCCGTGATCGATCCCACGTTACAAAGATTCGTACAGAGCAAAATATTCCAGTTCGCCAAGACCAACATCTACAACAGTCTGGAGATAGGACCTGGAAATGGCATGTTCTCCATGGATTTCAGAACATGGAGGTTGAACTACTTCCTAGACGTGCTGAACAGGGAAAAGGTGATCAGGAAGAAATTCAACCCCAGACACCACAAGTATCTAAAATTCTATACCACACGCAACACAGAGTGTTCAAACATACCACAGGGCAGTTGTAATTTTGTGTTCAGTTGGGACACATTTGTTTTTTTCACACAACAGCATGTTCAACAGTACCTGCATGACATTAAACGTGTGCTTATACCTGGTGGATACTGCTTCATACAGTACGCCGACTGCCATTACGATCTGGAATTAGATTTTGCCAAAAGAGGTTATTGGAACTACAATACCAAGACAGCGATGGAAAAGATGATAACTGAAGAGGGATACGAGGTTGTAGAGATGAATCAGTTCAGACCTTGTGCCAGTTATGCTGTATTCCGTAAACCTGGTAAACAAAATCCAGTCGTGTACAAAGTTTCTGAAATAACACTAGACTAAGATCTAAATATACTATACAATAAGACATTATGATAGACATCTTAAAAGACATCGTTAAACACACGCATGGACTGGGATTCTTAGATCTTGTTAAAATTACTGGCGACAGTAATGAAACTGGCATTGACTCAATGGCAGAAGACAGGTCTGTGATCTTGCAAGGGTCTTTTCACAAACCACAAGCGGAAATGTCTGGTACGTTTGGTATGCCTCAGATGGGTAAATTAGATATCCATTTAAAGTGTCCTGAGTACAAAGACAAAGCAAAAATAACTGTGTTGACTGGCGAGAGAGCCGGTGCAACAGTTCCTACAGGTATACACTTTGAGAATGAAAAGGGTGACTTCAAGAATGACTACAGATTTATGAATGCTGAGATCATCAACGAGAAACTTAAGACTGTGAAGTTTAAGGGAGTTAAGTGGGACGTTGAGATTGAACCGAGTGTGGCAAGTGTGCAAAGATTCAACTTCCAGGCAACAGCAAACACAGAACACAACTCATTCGTTGTGAGAACCGAGGATGGAAACTTGATTTTCACTTTTGGTGATCAAGCATCGCATGGTGGTGAGTTCACGTTTGCAACTGACGTTAAGGGAACACTTAACAAAGGTTGGAGTTGGCC